CACATCTCTAGCAGCTATTACACTAGTTTTTTCTCCTGGATCTAGCACACTATCTGAAGCTATGTCAGTTAACTGAGTAAGTGCTGCTATAGCATTTTCTTTAGCATCTGCGGCTTCTGTCTGTGCTAGCTCAGCAGCATAAAATGCATCTGCAATTGTACCATCCCTAAGCGTGGTCCATGCCATACCGTTATAGTAGTGCGCTTCATTCTTATTATCAATATCAAACCATAAATCTCCTATATTGGCTCCTGTAGGTTGTGCAGTTTGGTAGAATGAAGTTATCTTTCCATCAGCTGTGGTCTGTGCATCTTGTGCAGCAGCAAGAGCAACAACAATACTTTTATCCTGAATTGTTAGCCAGGTTGTCCCACTCCATCTGTATGCCTGGTTATCATCAGTATCAAACCACATATCGCCTATGTCAGTACTAGAGTTTAATCCTGTTGGTGCAGCACTTTGATAGTACGTAGTAGTTGCACCATCTGCAGTGGCTTGAGCAGCTTGAGCAGCAGTCATAGCATTTAGTGCTGCAGTATTAGCGCTAGCTGAAGCAGTTGCAGTATCAGCTATTGACAGATCTCTAATACTTGCCCATGCGGCACCAGACCATCTATACGGATGATTTTTGTCATCGCTATCAAACCATAGATCTCCTAATACTCTTCCTACACTACTTGGGGCCGTAGTCTGATAGTACACATTTGGTTTACTATTAGCTGTACTTTGTGCTGTATCTACAAGGCTCTTTGCAATAATAGCTATTTTATCTAATAGTGCTTGTCTTGTTGTGTACACATTATTAAATTTAGACCTAAAGGTAGTACCTACTATTGTAGTATTACCTGATAGATTACTCCATAGAACAGGACTAGTCAATGTTGCTAAGTACGTTGTTAGTGCACCCACAGCATTGTCATAAGTAGTTTTTTCAGTTGTAATTCCATATGCAGTAGCTTGTGTGTCTATCCCCGCCTTCTCAGCTACTATCACATCTCTAGCAGCTATTACACTAGTTTTTTCTCCTGGATCTAGCACACTATCTGAAGCTATGTCAGTTAACTGAGTAAGTGCTGCTATAGCATTTTCTTTAGCATCTGCGGCTTCTGTCTGTGCTGCTGCGACACTAGATATCGTAGGTATATATGTACCAGAATCACTAATACTACTAAATGTTACTTTACCATTAAAATTCACATCACTACCAACAATGCTGAATGGTGTATGTCCTGTAAGACCATCGCTTATACTGAAGTTTGTAGCTTTTATCTGAAAATTACTAACTTCATTACTACCATCTGAGAACCCCCATCCAGTGATACTTCCATCAGGCCCTGTTATAAGTTTACTAGAACTTGCAGACCACTCATTAGCCTCAACAGCCACTCGTTCAACAGTAGTGAGCGCAACAGATACATCATCTACACTAGCACTTAGTGTGTCTAAGTATCCTGCAGATGCAATACCTGTACCATCAGGTGTTATCCCAATTGTCGTATACCCCTCAGACAACTTCGTAGCTGTTGCAGCTATACCTGTATTTACATCATCTACACTAGCACTTAGTGTGTCTAAGTATCCTGCAGATGCAATACCTGTACCATCAGGTGTTATCCCAATTGTCGTATATCCCTCATACAACTTCGTAGCTGTTGCAACTGTACCTGTATTTACATCAGTTAGCGTGGATGTGAGTAGCTCAACTTGCGTAGCACTAGCTAAGTTATTACTTGCATACACATCAGTTACATCTAATGCCCATGCCTCCACCTGGCCCTTAATTACCCCTAATGCATCAGTCTTTACTGCTTTAGCTAGCTCAGGAGATACAATTGTATCATACTGCTCTATGGCTACTGCTATATCACCTTGTAGTTCACTCTTAACTGTAGTTAAGTATTGTGATTGACTTACCACCTCATTCTGTACACTGGCAATACTTTGATTTACACCTAGCTCTATACTTTGAACTAGTACGTACAAGTCATTCACTAGTTGGCTAATATTAAGCGTACCAGCTGTTACTTGCGCTATTATTGCATCTGTAAGCCATGTAGGTACCCCATTGTGGATATTACCACTGTACACACCACCTGTACTCAGTACGTATGTGTTAGTCGATACCTCAGCTATTTTAGGAGTAGCTACATTTACATCAGTGGTGGTTACCTCAGTAGTTACCTCAGTGGTAGCACCACTTGTAACTAATGCGCTATCTGCAACCACTTCCATGTTTACACGCCTGTCGGTATAACATATATTTTATCAAGTATAGTGGTAATAGTTGGGGTGCTATCACTAAATGCTATTTTTATAATTCCTTGATATGTAGGTTTCAAGTAATACCCATCAGCCTTAGTCGCTCTTTTAGATTCGAATCCTGTACCATTATTAACTGCTATGCTATCTGCTTCTGTAATAGCCCCTCGTAGTACACCATTTTGAGAGTCTTCACTAGTAGGTACTGGTACTACCATAGTTATAGTATGTGTAGTAGTATCAGGATCAGTTAATGGGATTATCCCCATTGTAGCAGATATACAGGCATCCAGGTTTTGTGCTATAAACGTGTTAGCTTCTTTTACTTCTATTCTAAAATCAAACGCTTGGTTCTTTGGTATAATAAAGTCTGCCATGTATAGTCCTATAATTTTAATTATCTGTTTAGTTCAACCCTCCTAAGAGGATTGTATAACTAGATACGTTTGAGCAACTGCTCTTGTCTATGCGCTTCGAAGTCAGCTTCTGTCCAACCTTCTGTATGTGCTATACTAAAGCGTTTACGATTACGGTTAACTACTTCCTGGCCATCAGCATTCTTTACATTCTGTGCAAGTGTAATTTTTTTCAGTCTGATAACAGCCCCTTTAGGTAAGTACTGCATTCTGCCGTGTACTGGTACATTAGTGGTATACCCACCAATAACGGGGTTACCCCAACGAATTGCTACCGTACGGCCTTCTATATCTTCGTTTATTACAACTGAGGTATCATGGTCAGTAACTATTACCGGTATCATTGTATGTAGGTCATCAGCTTTAACTAATGCCTTTTCAACACTGTTATTTACTTTAACTGAGGCAGTATCATTTGCGGTAGTCTCTTTAACTACATCTACATTGTTGATGTCCTGCTTAGCTTTAAATGCTTCTAGTACTGCAACGTACTCTGCATTAGTAATCTTCTCAGGGTCTTTAGCTGCAGCTAGTGCTACATCCTCTAATTTTAGAAACGCAATCGCACCCTCTAATTCGGTCTTGTTCATTTTATCAAATGTTTTTTGTGCCATTATCTATCTGTCCTTTTGGTTGAGCTATACTCATTGCCATTATTTAATTTGACATGTATACATTACAGTCAACATACCTATTGGTGCTATGGTACTACATCTAGTACTACTATATCTCCGTTATTATACTATTGTTTATCTTAAGTTGGGTTGAAGTTTATGAGTGTGTAGCCGAAGCAAGCCGAAGCTTGCTACGTAAATAAGCACAGAACCACAGCCTAAGCTGCAGTTGTTACGCCTGTTCGTGTCGCAGTATAAGCGAGCATCTTGATACGCTCTGGTCTATATGGGAGGAATCCATAGCTCCACTTCGCTGAAACTCCACCTACCTCTCCGTACATGTCGTTATGTACATCAGCTTTAGGCATGATATGCTTAGCAGAAGTAGACTCGCCACCAAAACCAGTGATTGAGTAACTGTCATCACCAACAACTACCATTGCAAATACATCATAAAATGTACCATCAGTCTTAACTGTTTTGTATGCAGCAGATCTAGTTGCAGCATTTGCCAAGTCACCATCGGACGAGTCAGCTGTGCCTGTACCAGCACCTACACCAGTAGCAATAAACTGAACACCCACGGCGCTGGTAGGCGCACCAATCAATGTAAAGTCAGTGCTACCAACAGTTCTGATTACATACGTATCACCCACAATGAATGCACCAGCAGTTACAGTAGTAAGTGTGCCACCAACAGCAGCGCCTGCACCACGGTATACAGCAAGATCAGGAACAACAACAAAACGGAATGAGCCAATTGAGCCTTGCTCACCTTCAAGTAATGTAGTACCAGCAGCATACTTAGATTTTTCAACCCATACAAGTGCTCCACCAGGACCTGTGATTCTACGTAAAACTGGAATTGCTTCACGGTTCACATATGCAATGTACGCATCTTCAACTGTAACAGTATCAATCAAATCTACACCTTGTAGGATTTCAGTATCCAATGGAACATCATCACGCTGTAACTCTTGCTCGAATGCAGTAAGTGCCTCATATGTAAGTGTATCCATACCATCCATATCAGACATATCAACAACATATGCTTTAGTTGTAGATGGCATCATGTTAAGTTCAGCAGCAGCTAAAACAGAGTTTTGAACTTGCATTTCTTTAAGCTCAATAACAGCACGAGAAAGATCTTTAATCTTAGTAGCTACTTGGCCCATACGTGAGTCTAGCTCCACAGAACGAACAGTATACTTAGAAGCAATACCATGGAACGAAATCTTAGCACTAACTAGTTTACTAGAACTATTTAGTAAGTTAACAACTCCACCCTCTTCGGGTAGTTCGGCAAGTGGTCCAGTAGACGTGTTATAACCAGCAGCACCATTCAAGATAGAACCAGCAGTAGACTTAACTTCTTCACCGGCTTGTAAAGCAGCAACAGCAGCAGCGCGTGCAGCAGTTCTAGCATCAGCAAGTGATACAGACCCATCAGATGCAAGGTAATTCTCTACATTGTAACGTTGAACAACTAACCCTGTAGCAGAAACAACACGAGCATACTCGTTCTTGATTATAGATGCAACAGTAGCATCAACACCACCATCTACCATATTATCTTTATGTAGCATTGGAAGTTTTACTTCTTTAGTCAACGTGTCACCATGATTTTTTGGCATAGCCACTTTGTTAGAACGGTTAGAGAAAAATCTCTTACGAGCTGGCATTTCAACTATAGCTTTAGTTACGAACTCTGGTGTAAACTGTCTTTCAATCGTGTTTGAAGTTGTTCCACCATCATTAAATGTACTTGTGATACCCATTTTATGGATCCTTTATATTATTTCTTTCCCATCATCATTCTATCTAGCATATCTGCAATCTCTTTACCACTTAAGGCCATAGGATCGTGTTTACTAGGTGTAGTGACAGTACTCTTAGGTTTGCTAGCAGCGGTTGCTTTTTCTCGCTCTGCTTTAGCCTTCTCATTTCGATTTTTATTCACCTTGGCCTTGTACTCCTCAACAGCTTTAGCGGCTATTTCAGCCGCTTTAGCAGCAGCAATAGCCTGTGTATCAGCTGCTACTGCTACAGGAGGAGTTACCACTTTTTGTACAGGTGCTGTTTCTCGGTTAAGCTCAGTGATAGCGGCTCTGTACTTATCAACCATCTTCATGCCTGCGAACCTATCATCGAGTACGGATAAGGAGGACACCTTATCCATAACTACATCATAGGTGCCATCAGCCATCTGCATTATAAGGTCTTTTTGTACAGCACTATTACCAATGAACTCTTTGAAGCTATCATCATCCCACTCTTTTAATACAGTAGTATAGATTTTATCTTCAACTCCATAGGATTTAGCTACATCTAATGCGTCTTCTATAGCTAGGGCATCTCGACTAGAAGTTTTAGGAGCTGCCGCATACTTAATAGAGTCCATATCCAATTCCATTGGATCTACACCTATGTTAGCCATATGCTGCTTTAATGCTTCCTTATCACCATCTATCAAGCTCATAGCAAGATCAAACTTTGTCGGATCATCTAACATGCCACGGTCTTTTAACGGACCCATGTATGGACGATACGCTTTGAATCCTGCCATCTTTTCACTATAGTTATATGCCATTTGCTGCGCTTGGATAATCTTTTGGGGGTCTTTGAATCCCTCAACTTCTTTACCATTAGCTTTGAACTTTACACCAGCGACTTTTTCATAGAACTCAGTAGCTTCTTTAGATTTCTCTAATAACTCTGCATACTGTTTCTGGTAGTCAACAGCTTCCGTTGTCTCTACTGCTGAGCCGGTCTCAGTCGTATCTGTTTCTTTGCTGTTTTCTGTAGTAGTTAAGGCTTCCTTAGTCGTACCTTCATCCTCCACATCTAAACTATCAGCATCTACTGGAGTGTTTTCCTCACCTTCATTTTCAGCACCTTCATCAGTATCCTGGCTAAGCTCGGCAGCTTCACCATCCGTTTCTGCTCCAGTATCATCATTTTCAGTGTGATCTGTGTCCTCGTTGTTAGCATCTAAATCCTCAGTAATTTCAGAGGAGTCATGTTCATGGTTACCTCTTATCATTGCATCTAATTCATCTGCTACACTATCGTATGTTTTTGCCATTATTATATACCCTCTTTACCTGATTGTATATCAAGTAGTAATTGTTTATTTTCTGCTACAAGTCTATCAGCATTAGCTGCTGTAGTTAACTGCATCTGCAGGAATTTACTAAGATATCGTAATGACTTCAATTCAACTAATGTTTCAGTTTCTAACTCTTCAGTTATGGTAGGGTCTGTAAGCTTAACAGCTATACCAGCTGCATATTCTTTTAGAAGCCCATCAAGAATAACTATTTTGAAATTAGCATTTTCATATAATTCTTTAAATGCTTTAGCATACGTAGCTTTAATTTCTAGCTCTTCTATTTCTTTTACTAATGCATCAATGCACTGCCCCATAGTAGTATCTGATTCGAAGTTAGTTGCAGTTGCATCCATTGCTTGACTCATCCCGTATCCTTTTAATTATCCAACCCTAAGCTGTCATACTAGAATTATACTAGAGCTAACCTTAATTCTTTATTAGGACATCATCCCTTGTATAGTAGCTTTTGCCCCACCACTAATGTTTGGATCATTCATAACATCCATAGGATTAACTTGCCCACTACGTACAGCCTCTATAGCATCTTGATCTAGACTCATTGACCGCATAGTGGGGACCACTTGCCCTAATCCTTGTTGGACCGTTGGTGGTACCATGCCATCATTTACCTGACGTACTGTCCCAAGCCCTGTACCACTATTTGTTCTAACTCTCTCCACTATCTCTGCATTCTTTCTATTAGCGGTGTCTACTGTGAACTCTGCTTGTGGAGGCTGTGGTTGCCCACCAAGTTGCCCTAGCCCTTGCTCTGTCATATCTCCAACCATATTAATTACCACCTTGTTTTTTGGTTACGTGTGCCGACCGTTTTTAGATGATTCTTAACAGTAGCAGCATACTCTAAATCTTGAATTTCCCTCTCACGGGCACTGCCACTATCTACATCAATAAACTTCTGATCTAGTACATCTGCCTCACTCTTAGCTTTCTCAGCCATAGCTAACGCTAATTCAGCTTGAGCCGCTCTTAACTCTGCTTGTGCTAGTTTGTTCTTAATATCAGCTTCCGTATTCTCTATCATTCTGCTTGTGCGTTCTTCTACTAAACTTTGTTTAGCAATCATATCCATCTTCAGCATTTCATTTTGGAGCCTAGTATTCTCATACTGCATCTCTTGTATCTTAATCTGCATTGGATCTGGCTCTGGTTCGTACTTCTCATATTCTTCTGCTAAGTCTGGCTGATACTGTAATCTAAGTATCTTACCCATAGTCTTAGCATACAACTTAGGAGGCATACTAGCAGCATTAGTCTGTAGTAGCATCATTAATGACTGAGCTTGTTGGTCATCTTTCTCAGGTGTACTGATACTAATTCGCAAGTCAAAGTCGCCTTGTAAGTCATCTCTGGCTATCTCTACAAACTCAGTATCCGTTATTCTAATAGTCTGCTTTTCATCCATATACGCTTGGTTCATGCTAATAACCATCTTAGCCATATCCACAAATAGTGTGCTCATTCTGCGTAGTACAGATAGCTCACGTTTAGCTGTGCCATCTAATGACATCTTAGCTAGCCCTAGCCCCTGTGCGCCATTGGTACCCCCAAACGGCCTAGTGCCTGTTAGATTCTCTGCCTCTTGTGTGTTAATCTGCATAACTTGTAGTATTGAACTGTCTATTGGATCTACTGAGCGCCTATGTATAGCACGTTTAGGGTCCATGTGACTATTGAAGTATACTGTATTACCTTTCTCATACTGATTTTTATCTGCTATAGTACTAAAAAAGTTAGCATCTATGAACTCCTGCCCAGTAGCCGCTGTGCTAGTTATGTCGTGCATAGCCCTAGTCATCTTACCATTTGACTCTTGGTTATCAGCCAGTAGTACAGCATCTGGCTCCCCACGAGTGCTTCTCAGCACTGGCATATAGTATGCTATACTAAATGGTAGTCTCTTATGTGGGTATGGGTTCTCTTCTAGTCTAATCAGAGTACTTCCCACCCATTCTGCAACTATACTAACTAATACACCATCACCTTGCACATCCCAGTAGCCCCAGTACTCGATTGCTTTGAACTTCTTTCTAGCCTTATCACTATATACGAAGTTACTGTAATCTTTGGACTTATTCTCAAAGTAAGCTACATCTGAATCGGCTGCAATTGCTTCATCTATGTTTTTGTAGTACCCTCTAGTTGAACCATCTGGGAGCTCTTCATACTTATTCTTAATTAGCTCTGCCCAACTAGTATCATATTCATGCCATATGAACCCGGCTAAGTTTAAGTCTCCCTCACAGTTTGGGTCTATACCTACGTTAGCGCCGTCCAGTACTGTATGCGTAGGCTGATTCTTAGTAAGTACTTCCTCTTCCTCTTCGTAGTCTTCTACACCGATTTCCATTGGTTGGCCACTAGTAATCATATCCTGTGCCTGTTCAGGTGTCATTTGGCCTGACTGTACCGCGGCATCTATTATCTGTAAACTATCCTCAGCAGACGCAAATATCGGGCGTTGCTTAGTGACCATTTTCATTTCGTACTTGGATTCCCAGCCAGTCTTGACTATTACAGTACCTTCATCTTCGAATACTCTAGCTACATCCCCAACTAGTTTTACTTTATTAATCAACGTCTCATACTGGTAGTTAATTAACATTGAGTTCTGGTGTGCAGCAGCAGCGTCTCTAGGACCACGTGGCATTATTTGGAACATATTAGGTGTGTTTAAGAAGGGTTCCTCTAGTGCAGGGTATTTCCACTCCTGGTGCTTACGTACCATCTTAGGACGTATAGCACTTTTACCTGGTTTCACCTTAACAGGTTTTCCACCCTGTTTTAGTATCTTGTATGTTTCTAAGTCTGATCGTATCTCATCCTGTATACCAGAACTAGCCTCTACATCCGCATTTAGCTTGAGGTAATCAGGGCAGTTTTTCCATCCAGGCTGCAATACGTCACTCTTCTTTCTAGTACTCATATAAGTATCTCCAATTGTCTTCATGTCGGTATTACATTACTTCTAGTATAATTATACCATCTTCTATACTATCTAAGTATTAGTTATGCAAATTTTAGCCTACTTCTGCTTTCAACTACCTTTAGTGTATACAAGCCCAGCTTATCTTACAGGATTTCAGCACTAACTTCTTCATTGGTATTAATAGCAGTAGTAACCTCGGCACGCTGTTTATAGTAAGCTATTGGTATAGCTTCTTCAAATAGTCTATGGTTACTATTTGGTAGTTGTGCCTTGAATCTTTTAGCTTTAGAGTTCTTTCGTTCTCCCTACCTTTTTGAATTGCAGAGTGTACCCAGCCAGCTTCGTTGTTATTCCTATCAAAGTACTCGGCTATTAGTTCAGTAAACTCACAGTGCTCATACACCCATAGTAGGTACTCAAAATTACTGACTTTTTCATACCTAATTTCAGAGTCACCAGCACAGCCTATTGCGTGAAAACTCGTTTTGTCTGAACCTATAGCTTCACATAGCTTAACACTTCTGTACCCACTACTTACATCTATAATTCCGAAGTTATCTCTTGCTGGTTGTAGTATCTTTGCACATAAGTATTTCATGTTTTCTATGTGCGCTGATGTAGGCACATTATCTATGCCCAATCTTATAGCAGTATTTGATTTTACGAACGATTTTAGTGAGAAGTTTTTAGATAACATCATTTATTTTGCCCTATATGTTTTTAGTACTAATTCATGCTCTGCAAGGCACTCCATTATCCCGTCAACCTTTTCTGTTAGCGTGCTATTACTATCTATGTAGCATTTAACTTCTGGTAGGACACATGGTGTAGCTATTATCTTTTTAACTACTCTATCTTCATAAATAATTTGCTTGCTAGTGCATCCCCCCATTGTTAATGTAGTTAACAGCATTATTAATCCTAATTGTAACAGCTTCAATCTCATTACTCTTTACCTCCTGCTCTATAAATTTGTATAGCACTTCATAGCGTACTTTTGGTGGCTTTAAAACTTCCGCTTTGTACTTCTCATCCATATCGTTGTATATAGCGCCCAACTGCTCATTAGCCTCGTTCACTTCATTTAGGGTTGTGTTAAGGGCTTTATAGTTACGCTCACAAGTTCTGCTGATTGCTTGCATATCACTTAGGTCTTTCGTAGTCTCTAACAGTTCTGATTTTAATGAGCTTAGTTTACTCTCGTAAGTGACTACACTAACTATGAACACTAGCAGTACTCCTACTGCTGCTATTATTTGTATTTTATCGAACATCACCTGTTCCTTCAATTGAGGTAGTTGTCACATTACGAAGGACTATTCCAATCCCAGATATCAACATAAGCACAAACCCATAGTAATTCCCTAATGTATTTTGCAGCAGATGTAAGTTAATCTCAACCATGCCTATTATTCCCAAGCTTATATTAAACCAGTGAAATTTACTCTTGTACCACTTCTTCATTTGATTATCACCAGACTTAACACAGCTCCTAGCACTGCAAGGAGAATTAATTTATTGACCCACCCTAACGCACTATCAATTCTACTTATTCGCTTATGTGCAGAGGTAGCGGCCGGGCACCCATCTAGCTCATGTTTTTCTTTAGCTGTCTCTAGTTTTCCTACCCTTGTGCACACTCCACTAAATGACTCTTTGAGGGACAGATCCATATTGGAGAATCTCTCCATAAGGATATTTTGTGTATTAAGCATTCCTGTTATACCTTCCACCTTTCGATTAGATGAGCTGATGCCATTTGCCAATTGGTCTATACTATTAGCTACTTGCTCAATAGATATTTCCAGTTTATCTATCTTTTTGTCATGGTCATATAATAACCGTTGCTGCTCATCCATCACTCTAATATCCTTACTTAAACTTATCGTACACGTATTGTACCATTATTTCGTTATTTTGTATAACTTATTAACTCTGTTATTGCTAAATATAGTGCATTTGGGCTAGTTTTACTAGGCACCAGATCCATTACCAACCCAATTTGTTGTAGTGCTTTAGTACTTACTTCAGAGCAGAACTCCTTGTCAGGATCGTCTGCGTTTTTAAACACAAACCCAAAAACCCCTAAGTAGTCATACTTTTTTCCAATTTGTGATTCACAGAAGCTTCTTACTATTATTTCCTCTTCACTAGTTACACTTAGAGGTAATCTTATCCAAGCTTTACCAGTCATGCTATGTTTCTTGAATCTAGTAGTATTTTCATACTGACTAGCACTAAACATCATACCATCGCTGAATAGTATTTCACAATGACTTACTGAATCTCTCCATTTACCATTAAACTTATCTTTAGTGCTTGAAGTCCACCAACGTATCAGTTTATTACCTAAATGACCATAATGGTTCCCATAGAATACTACTTGCACACTACTTCCTCAGCTGTGTAACCTGTTGGGTAATTTCGTAGTATACCATTAGTAATTGATTCAACTTTTATCTCTTTTACTGCTTTACCATTAGCATCTTTAATTACTACTATCATACTAAACCCTTAACAATTTCACCAACTTTTTGTATAGAGAGAACTAATGCCTGTTTTAGCTCATCTAAAGTCACTAAGGTAGGAACATTATCACTCATAACCCATTCTGTTTCTGTAATGTTTAGTAATGTAGCTGCTTGTATAGCTGCCATTATATTCACTTGGTCCTTAGCTCTGCCATCAAATACCTTACCATTTACAGTTACTGTAATAGAGTTGAGGGCTAATTGCTTGGCTGCTTTTGCCTCTCTTGAAGTAATGCTAAGCAATTCTATTGCAGCTGGAGCACCATAATCTGGCTCTTCCCCTTCTATAAAATCAAGCTCAAACTTAGGCAAATCTATCCAAGTATCTCCCTGACTAACGTGCCAATCTAGAGCCTCTTTAGATATCTCTCCATACTGTGTTCCCGTATATTTACCGTGTTTATTTATTATTGTTATCATTTTTTACCCTATTCTATTTATATAGCCGTTGGCAGAGATTGTACCTGCCGCCACATTGCATTTTGCACCAGTGCCTAAGTTTGTCCAAACTCCAGCGTCGTTCGTTATTATACCTCCAGCTAAAATTCTTACTAATTCTACCGTACTCGCTGTGGTGTTTGAACATACCATAACATACGCAGAGATTGTGCCTGCTCGTGCATGTGCTGCGTAGCTACTATTTGAACTATTTGTCATATTCTCTGCTGAGATTGTACCTCCTGCTCGGGCATGTGCTGCAAAGCCAGTATTTGAACTATTTGTCATAACATACGCAGAGATTGTGCCTGCTCGTGCATACGCTGCATGATAACTATTTGAACTATTTGTCATAGCATACGCAGAGATTGTACCTGCTTGTGCATACGCTGCATGATAACTATTTGAACTATTTGTCATAGTAGATGCTGAGATTGTACCTTCTTGTGCGTACGCTGCAAAGCTACTATTTGAACTATTTGTCATAGTAGATGCTGAGATTGTACCTTCTTGTGCGTACGCTGCAAAGCTACTATTTGAACTATTTGTCATAGTAGATGCTGAGATTGTACCTCCTTGTGCGTACGCTGCAAAGCTACTATCTGAACTATTTGTCATATTCTCTGCTGAGATTGTACCTCCTGCTCGTGTAAACGCTGCATGGCCTGAACATTGTATAGCTCCAGCCGTGTGTGTACAAGATATGCTGCCACCACCTATAGCAAAGAGGCCATGTTTAAGGTCGGCTGCA